TCAAAAATAGTCAAGAATGTTCTTCGTAAAATAAGCATTATCGGAAATATCTTGTGCCAACATAAACAACGTTTTTTAATTATTGTTAGAGGTTAATTAGTAGACGTGAAACTTGGTGTGAAACAAATCTAGAGAAGCGTGTTCAAAAAAGTCGTTGGGACATAATTCCAAGGCATTTAAGTATGGTTTAGCCCTTTTCCGCTGGGCTGGTGATAAGCTTCGCGTGTTTGCACTTGGCGACACCTTTGTCTGGTCCCTCTGGATACCAGAAGCCTGTTCCCGCACAGTCTGGACACTTCCGCGTCTCTTTGTCACTGACTGCTTGCGCCTGATTTCCTTGCTCGGCCGCGGCGATTTCAGTTGCGCGTTGCTTATCCACTTTCCACAATCTACGCCGTAAGTGTTCAGTCAGGAATGCCGGTACATTCGAGACTGTCGTACGTGCTGACGCGATCTTCAATTCCGTTACTAATAGTTCGCGCAGATCTTGCCACTGCTGGAGAGATGCAGAATTTTTGCCTATTACTTCCCTTTCAAGTTCACGAAAAAGTTCACCTAGTAGCACAACTTCATCATCAATTCTTTCATTGTCTTTAATAAGAGTTTTACGATCTTTCGCAACTGTTGATAATGCAGCAGATAAGCCCTGAGTACCCGTAGTACTTTCTACACTGGGTACTATTGGTAGATCGTGACTAGGGGCACTCTGAGTACCCTGAGTACCCAGTGTACTCAGGGCTTCCTCAGGCAGGTAGACCGTGTATTCGTTTCCGCCATGTGTACCTTCACACTCCGTCCATGTAATGAGTCCGGCGGCGCGCAGATGCCGGAGATTGAGAAACAATGTCTTCGTCGAGCCCACATTAGAACCTTGCATGATGACTTGCCTAGTTAGTTTAGCGGATCTGGAAGGTACAATTGCCCCGCGGGTTTTTGAATAGAGGAAATCGTATATCTGCTTGCACTTGCCCTTAAATATTCCGGCAGGCACGGCCTCACGCGTGATCGAGTTGGCAACTTTCTGAAAGTCGCGCATGGGGGCAGGATGGGTACTCAGGGTACGCGGGGTACCATTGGTACTCTGGGTACTCTGGGTTGGTGGTTCTTTCGCGTCCGCAAACCTGACTATGAGTCCGCGGCTGAGTTCGGACTTGTCAGGCGTAGGTGCGGTCTGTTTCTCTACAATGTCACTTAGACCGCGTTGCAGTCCGCTTTTCTTCTTCTGGCTCATATTCGGCAAGTAGCTCCTTGCTCAGCTTAATGAAGTCGAAGGCTCCTGGCGCGCTGGAGTCGAACTCAATAATTGATTGGCTAGCGGATGCAGCTTCAGCCAACTTCACATTCTTGTGAATAATGGTCTGGATCATCAAACCACCGAAGAAATCAGAGACTTCTTTTTTAACGTCGCGGTCAAGATTCTGTCCGCGGTTGAACATGTTGAGGAGTCCACGAATTACTATCTGATCTTTCTCATAGGCGTCTGAGACGCGAGCAATCTGGCGCATTAGATCAGTTAGGCCGTAGAGGGCATAGAAGCCACAATCTACGACCACGATCACTTCGTCGGCCGCGACTATAGCGTTCATAGTGGCCGTCCGCATCGCCGGGGGCGTGTCGATGATCACGTAATCATATTGATTCTTGATCTGGCGGAGCCTCAAGCGGAGAAGGGAATCTCGATTGTGACTGGCCTCCAGTCGGTTCTCCAGATCAGGTGCAATGGCGTTCGGTATCAGATGAAGGTTCGGCTTGATTTCCCTGATGTATTCACGCACATCTGGCGATTCGGCAGTCAGCATGTGGTAGGCGGTATGCGTCAACTGGCGAGGGTCTACCCCATAGCTGATACCTAAGTTACCTTGAGGATCGAGGTCTATGCCGAGAACTCGTTTCCCGTGGTGCAGCGCGAGGCAGGCCGAAAGGTTTACGGCACATGTTGTTTTACCCGTACCGCCTTTAGCGTTTGCAAGTACGATTGTTTTCATGCGGCCTCCGCGCGCGGAACCTTAAGTCCCTCAACCTCTGCTCGGCTTACGAGCTTCTTCCGCCTGTCCAACAGGTCGGTATAAGTCTTAAGTAGTCCGACTTTAACGAGGGAAGTTACTTTATTATCGCTGACGCCAAGCAGGTGACGCGCTTCTCTTAGAGGAATCAAGTCATTGGGCGTATTCATAGCCGCAAACTCTACATTGATCCACGCCACACGTCAATATACTATTATGATCGAAAATAGTCGGAAACAGTCATTGTAATTTAATAAGGTGAAGAGAATAAGCATAAGGGTTCGCGCCTATACCATAGGAGAGGAAGTTCATCTCGCTACCACTAATCATCACTTTATGAATACCTAACCTTTATGACTCTCTTCAAAATGAGGTGAAACCTAAATTTTGTATACTGCTTATTCTTCGCTCAAATTCCAAGAGTTTCACCCGTCGGTCGGCAAAGCGATAAGCGGTCAGGAGGGAATGAGGTTGACTTTTCTCGTTTATAAGATTAGGCTGCGTGCTCTACACGGTTGGGTAGTTTTTGATATAAGCCGTATTCCCTAACAGAGCCTTCGAGGGAACGGGAAATCCGCTCCGCCCTTCAAGTTCTGTCATCCATCACAAGGTTTTCATTACTGTGCGGTCTGCTCACAGTGGGTTCACTTATCATCGGTCTTTAACCTCGCTGCTTTCATTCAGCGAAAGTCGTGCAGCCCGTCAATCACACTGACAGGTAGGCTTGTCGCTTCTTTTCGCGTCGAGGGGAAAATAGACTCCCGACCTTCCGCTCATCCGGGTTCGGAGCCTAATCCACACCAGACCTCAATCCGCACATCAGGATCGAGCGGAAAGTCGTTTGATGCATCTCGTCCTCGATGCCATGAACAATGCCAGCCGTTGGAGTCCTCTCACTCCTGACGGTGTAACCGCGTCTGCTCAAATCAGCATGTCAAACGACCCCGATAAGTTTCGCTACGGGGCAGACGGCATCAGCGCGCGCATCAACACGACAGCCGCCGCGCGCGGCCACACACTGCGCCGCACGCTCCCGCCCACAGACCTTTCAAACTTCGAGGAGTTACGCTTCTGGTTTCGGAGCACACGCGCCGCAGACGGCTCGCCTGCGCGTACATTCTTTTTGAGATTGCGTCTGGGCAGCGCGACGATGCCATTGGCCGATGCGTCGAATGCATGGTTTCGTTATGTGCCTGCTTTCCGCGCGGAGGCTTGGGAGTTGGTGCGCGTGAGCATCGAAGACCTTGCGCCGCAGGTGCGTGGCGCGTTGAGCGTTCTGGAACTCGCCTGCGTGGACGATGCGGTGGCGGAGTGCAATCTCGACGGGTTGATCGCCACGCGGGAACAGATGCTCGGCGACGTGGAGACGGAGATGGTTGCGCGTCTGCATCAACGCCTGAACTTCGGCGGTGCGGCGGTGGCGGCGCGCATGCACAACCCGGACGACCCGGCGGCTGCCGCCATGCCTTTCATACAGATTATCCCGCGCGCCATTCAATTGAGCGCCGAACGCTCGGCCTCCGGTGAGACTCGCACCGACTTCATTGAGAACAGCTTCCGCCTGCGTCCGGCCAGCATCCCTTACGACCTTTACTACGACATAGATGTCTTCGCGCAGAACCGACAACACAAGGCGGAAATTTACGAGTTAGTTTTGAAAACTCTTTCCCCGCGCAGCGAGCTTATCGTCAACGGCATGCCGTTGACGGTCGAACTCATCAATGCGTCCCCGGAGCTAAGAGCCGCGCCGTTACTTCCAGACCGCACACTGCTCAGCTTCAAGGTCGCGACGTGGCAGACGGTCGGCGTCTCCACCCCGGCGGTCCAGCCTTACCGCGACGTGAGCATCGCGGTGTCGGCGAAGGCTCCGGTTTAAGAAAGCGAGGTTGGCATGAGCGAAACAGAAGGGCAAAAACAGCTTGTCTTTAATCAACAGGATCAGCCCGTCGAACTCCACTTCGAGAGCCGCGTCGTCGTGCTGCCTCCCTTCGGGCAAGCCGAACTCGAAGAAGAAGAGACAGCGTCGTCGCAGCTACAGGCGTTCGTCAGCCAGCGGCTCGTCTCGGTGAGAGAAAAAGAGTCAACCGGAGACGACGCGGCTGGCTCGGCTGAGATTAATGCCGGGGCAGGCGACGCAGATCAACATGCGACGGATAAAGAAGCAACGGCGGATGCAATCGGCGCGGACGTAGCTTCCGGCACAGAGGGCGTCAATGCGGAGAGCGACGACGCGGCGAGCCGGAGCAGCGCGAAAACGCGTCGTCAGGGCAACGATAAAACTGCTTAGTAAGGAGAGATTGGCGATGGCATACAACATTGGCGTTAATGTGGTTGAGGTTGACGGCGCGGGCGCGCCGGCAATCGTCGGGGCTGCCGTGTCCGTTGGCGCTTTCAACATTCTGACCAAGCGCGGCGTGCCCAACCGGCCCACGAGGGTCACAACGTTCACGCAGTTCGTCGAGCAGTTCGGTGGATTTACCGCCAACTCGCTCGGCGCGTATCTGGTCAAGGGCTTCTTCGATAACGGCGGGCAGACAGTCTACGTCAATCGCGCCGTCGCCACCGACCCGTTGACGGGCGCGTCGCCCTCCACGCTGACGCTATCCGACGGCGCGGCGCGCGCTACGCTTCTCTTAGAGACGGGCTTTCGCGGCTCGATTGATCCGGGCGCGTGGGGCGGCGAGTTGGGCGTGAGGGTAACGCCGAGTTCGTCGGCCTCGACGCGCGTCCGCGAGACCGCACCCGCAACTATTCAGGGCACTGCGCCGCTCGCCGCGACGACGGATATGAGCGCCGCCCCGCCGCTTTCCCTCAACATCGATGGAGAAACCACCGCGACCGTCATCAACTTTCAGGCGAGCGACTTCGCTAATCCCGCGCTGGCGACGCGCGCGGAGATTCGTGACGCCATCAATCGCCGGACGACGAAGCTCATCGCTTCGCTCGCTGTAGATAACCGGCTCGTGCTGACTTCGGCGGGCGCGGTTGCGCGCATTCGTCAGGGTTGGAGCAGCCTGCAACCCACCGCCGCTAACGTGCCACTCAACATCGCCGGGCCTGCCGCCACTCCCACGCTCGGCGCTGCCGCCGCGCCCACTACCTTGAGCACGCAAGTGGCAAACTCCGATGTCTTTCAGGTGGGCGATGTGGTGCGCGTCAGAGACGCGACGCGTAGCGCGATAGTCAAGATACAGCGCATCACCGATGCCACCGATGCAATCGAGTGGACGCCCGCCATCGCCAACATCGCAGACTTCGACCCATTCACTACGACCTTAGAGAACATCCTGTTTGACCTGACTATCACCTACGGCGGAACGGAACAGGCCAACGTCGTCGAAACGTGGACGGGGCTTTCGATGGAGAGCGACCTTCCCAACTACGCGCCGCGCCGCCTCAACGATACGCTCAGCGGCTCGCGTTATCTCGTCGCCACCGACCGGTTCAGCGCGAGCGCGCCGGGCGCAGACGTGCCCGCCGCGCTCGCCTTCACGCGTCTCACGCCGGGCCAGGAAGGAACCGCGACGGCCAACGACTTCATCGGACAGCAAGCCACCCATACGGGCTTCTATGCCTTCGACCCGGCGGACATTCAACTGCTCTGCTGCGAACGCACGGACGCCGCCATTGTCACCGCCGCGCTCGGCTATTGCGCCGGTCGCGGCGACTGCATGTTCGTCGGCGCAGTGCCGCAGCTTTCGGTCGGCGCAGGGCAGGCCGTCGCCTACGGGCAGGCGTTTCAAGGCAAGAAGGTTTACGGCGCGCTCTACGGCCCCTGGATAAAGATCTTCGACCCGGTAGGGACGGGCGCGAACCCGGTCAAGTATGTGCCGCCGGTCGGGCATGTGATGGGCGTCTACGCGCGCGTGGAGACGGCGCGTGGCATCTGGAAAGCTCCGGCGGGAGATGAGGCCAACATCGTCGGCGCGCTCGACGTGGAGCACCAGTTGAGCGATGCAGACCACACAGACCTCGTCAAGAACGGAAGCGTCAACGGCATCCGCGTCGTGCCCGGCTCCGGCATTATCGTCGATGCTTCCCGCACGCTCAGCACAGACACTCGCTGGCTCTACGTCAACGTGCGACTCCTCTTTAACTACGTCAAGAGCAGCCTCCGGCGCGGCCTGCGATGGGTCAGGCAGGAGCCGAACCGCGATACGCTCTGGAGCGTCGTCAAGTACAACAGCGTGACGCCGTTCCTGATGGAACTATGGCGGCAGGGCGCGTTCGGGGCGGGGAAGCCCGAGGAGGTCTTCACGGTGATCTGCGATGCGAGCAACAACCCGCCCGAGCAGGTTGATCAGGGCAACTTCAAAGTCGAGGTCTACTTCTACCCGTCTAAACCGGCGGAGACCATCATCATCATCGTCGGACAACAGCAGAGCGGTGCGTCAACGGCAGAGGGTTAAAGTTTTAGCGCTGCTGAGGCTCCGCCGTCGAAGCGGAGAGAGCAGTGAGAGACAGGCCGCAGCGGCTGAAGCAGCTCGTGATGAAATCTTAAGGAGGAGAAACAATGCCGCAAGTTGGCGATATCTGGGAGTCGTATCGAACAAACGAGTTTGTGCTGATGATTGACGGCACGATGAGTCCCGGCGTAAGCAAGATTTCCGGGTTAAGCGAGGGCGAGGTGGACACCATCGAGCAGCCCGACGGCGGAAGCAGCCACGTCTACAAAATAGCCGCAGCCGTCATCAAGTTCGAGCCGCTGACCATCGAGCGATACGTGGACGGAAGCCCCGAGGACAGACGCTTCCAAGACTGGTTCAAGTCTGTCTTCAACCTAAACTCGAACGTGCAGGGCGGTTCGTCTTCACGCAAGAACGGCATGATTATCAAGCGTCACAACGGCGTCGATGTACTGAGGTTCGCCTTCTACAAGGCCTGGATCAAGTCTTCAAAGTTCAGCGACCTTGAGGCCGGTTCAAACAGCACGTTCAAGCAGACCATCGTGCTTGAGCACGAGGGACTCGAACGCGTCGAGTAGTGCGGAAGCCTGAGGCTCGAAAGGAAATGCGCGCGCTCTCTCTTAAAGAGGGGTGCGCGCGCGCTCTCACCTGCTAGCCTATGGGGAGGCTTCCGTGTGGTCTTCAATGTTCCTTAGATAGATAAAGTGAGGAAGAGATGGCAATGAGCACAATGGCGCGCGGGCGGGAGTTCGAATTCACTCTCCCGCTCGGTTACACGGACAGCGAAGGGCGGGTGCATCGGACGGTCGTGATGCGTAAGATGACCGGCAAAGAAGAGTCGATTCTGGCCGACAAGCGGTATCAACGAAACGGCGGCAAACTCGTCACCGAACTGCTTTCGAGTTGCCTCCTGCGCCTCGGCGAACTGGAGAAAACCGACCGCTCGGTCGTGGCCGCGATGTATTCGGCTGACCGCAACTTCCTTCTGCTTAAGCTACGCAGCATCACCTTCGGCTCGGAGTTGCAGGCCAACTATACCTGTCCGGCCTGCCGCGAAAATCTGCACGTCACGGAAGACCTCGAAGACCTTCCGGTCAAAGCCATGACGAACGGCGATTCGCCCGAAGACATCGTCGTCGAGTTGGAAGACGGCTACGTCGAGCGCGACGGGCAGATGCACACGGCGCTGACCCTGCGCCTGCCGACCGGGCAGGATGAAGAGGCCGTCGCTTCGCAGATGCACCAGAACGCCTCGCTCGGCAAGAACGCGCTGCTCTCGCGTTGTCTCAAGAGTCTCGGAGAGATTCCGCGTCACCGTCTCGAAGCGCTCGGCCCGAAGATTCTCTCCGACCTCACGATGACCGACCGCCGCTTGATTGACCGCGCCGTCAATCAGGGCGCGCCCGGCGTTGATCTCGTGCGGCGCATCGAATGCGTCAACTGCAACAACGTCTTCAACACGACGCTGGACTTAAGCCATTTTTTAGCACTGGAGTAGACCAGGAATCGCTGCGCAAAGAGATTTTTTTCCTGGCCTACCACCTCCACTGGTCCTGGACGGAACTGATGAATCTGGATGTTGAGGAACGCCGGATTTATGTCCAGTTGCTCATCGAGCAGATAGAGCGCGAGAATGCCCAGATCGAATCCGCGCGCAAAAGGTAGCCTATGCCTCTAGCCTTGCTGCTTCAAGAACTCAGAGAAAAATTCCTACGCGGCGCGAAGGAGGGCGGCTTCCACCTCAACGACTGGGATCGCCTCGTGGAGTTGGAGGCGCTGCTGGTGGCGCGTGCGCAAAGCGCCTTTCTCATCCAGTGGTTCGGGTCGCACCTGCCGCTGCACGGCTTTCACGTCCGCGTCGCCATCGATAACATCGACGCGCTGCGCGCGCGTTACCAGCAGATCACGAGTTCGACCGTACAGGCGCGCGAAGGCCCCAACCTCACCGAGCCGCTCGCCGGAATGGTGGGCACTCTCTTCGGTTCGCTCAGTACGCCGGTCACCTCGCTGTTTCTTTACCAGAATATTCGCAGGCTCGTGCCGACGTGGTACACGGGGCTGGCCGCCGCGCTCAACACGATCACGCTCGGGCTGCTCGGAAGCTTTATCGGCGTGCTGGCCGCGCCCGCCCCGATAGCTTTCCTGCCAGCCGCCTTTACCTCCGGCGACACGGTGCTCGTCTATAACCTGTTCGGAGCCGTCGCGCAGATGGCACGCCCCTTCCAGCGTTTCTGGCAGGTCATCTCCGGGCCGCGCGAGGAGGTGCAGAATCCGGTCCTGCGCGGGATGCTCATGATCGGCGACCAACTCGCCCAACTCTTTCCGTATCTCATCGCGCTCTTTGCTGTCGTCTTGACGCAGGTCGCCGGAGTGATGCGTGCGATCAGAATCCAGTTTCCGTTGATACAGGGTTTGGTAATGGCGGTCAAGGATGTCATCGTTTTCATCTTCGAGGATTTCTTCGAGCGCCTCACGGGTTTGTACGAGGGGAGGAATTCGATCTTCGGGATGCTGAGGGTCGTGTTCGGCGCGTTGCGGATGCTGATGCCGACGCTAACGAGGGCGCTCAACACTGTGCTTAAAGTAGCGACCGACGAGTTGAGGCGCATCGGCGACGGCGTTACAACCGCCGTCACGGAATGGACTGCGCTCGCCATGCCGTTCATCACCTCCGCGACGAGCGAGCACCAGTTCGTCACGACTATGATGGCTTTCATCAGGACGATGAAAGTTCTCAACGGCATCTTCAGTTCGACCGCCCCGCCGCCAACGTCGCCGCCGTCGCCGCCCGGCATGTTATCGAGGCTCACGGCGTTGGTTATTCCGCCGTTTCCGTCAATGCCCACGATGCCCAATTCGGCTGCGGTGGCGCGACGCGCGGGAGGCTCGCCGCCTCCGCTCAATGTTATCACGCCGCTCGCCGAACTGTTTCAGGGAATCCGCGAACAGATACCGGGTCTGCTGCCGAACCCTCTGGCTCTCTCGGAGGAAGCCCGGCGCGGACTGGCCGCCGCGCGCAATCCGCCCTCCGTCTTCGGCGGCGAGATGCAGGCGCTCGAAGCTCAACGCGCGCGTCCGCTCGCCGAAGCTTTAGTCGAACAGAATTTGCGCGACCTGCTCTTTGAGGTCGTAGCGCGAGTGCTGCCGCAGTCGGTCTATCAATCAATCGAGGGACTGGAGCCGATCTTCGTGGCTATTGACGATTACCTGGGAAGGGAACATCCGGTGCGCGACCTGCCGGAGAGCGACCGCTTGCAGCCCGTCGTTTCGCGCTTGAGAGTGCGCGCCCGCGCCGCCAGCGAAGCGAGTGTCCGCGCGTGGGCGGAAGACCTGCGCAACGCGCTCGGCGCGCAAACTTACACCGCGCCGGTCAGAACCTGAGAAACGCTTTTATGCCGGAAGTGAGACGCTCTGATGCCGATTGATTTCGCCAGAATCGCCGCCTTCTATCGAGCGCCGATGATGATGCGCGCCAAGACCATGTCCGAAGCTCTGGCGCGGCTCGGCCAGTGGCTCGACGTGCGCCTGCATCAGGTGAGAGCGATGGAAGTGGCGACGCGCGCCTTCCCCGTCATACGTTTCTATAACGGAGCCGTGACTCTCTGGATCGACCCTTCGCAGCACAGGCTGCTGTCTCCCGACGTGGCTGCGCCCGACTTGGGCGAATCTTTCCGCGAGGGCGGCAGAAGATTTCTGCGTGGCTTGCGGCGCGTGGGCGATGCGGTCGAAGAGGAGTTGGCATTGCCGCGCCTCGCCGGAACTTTCAGCAGCATGCTCGACACAATCCTCGCGGCGATGGAGCGTTACCCTGTGCCAACGCCTTCGATGTTCGACATCCGCGTGCCGCGCAGCATCTCCGATCTGTTCGGGCAGGGCGCGCTCTTTTTCCGCGCCTTCACTTCGAGCCTCGATCAGGTGAACAGCTTCGCCAGCGAGGGACATCAACTCTACCAATCGCTCGGCTCGTCGTCGGGGTCGGGCGCGGAATCAGCTCCGACGGACTGGCCTGCGTTGATGGCCGAGGGGATACGCTGGATAACCGGCGCGGCGTTGTTGATTCCGATTGCTTCCATGCTGCTCGTCTCGACGCTGCGCTCCGCCATCCTGATTCTCAAAACCGAGTTGGTGCGACAGTTTCAGTTAATCGAGGCCGAGATATTCGCGCTGCGCCGTGATGTCATAGATTTCTTCTACACAACCCTCGGCGGCTTCGGGCCGCTGGCCTTCGACTTTCTGCTGGCGACGCAACTCGTCGTCATGCAAAACGTCGACTACTATTTCCGCTTCGCCGCGCTCTACATGAGGAATCTTCTCTGGGGGGTACGCTTCTTCGCCGAGCAGTTGTCGGAGTTCCTGCGCTTCTTCACCGTCATCATCGAGGCGGTGCGCAGCACGCTCGAAGCCATCCTCAACTTCGACCTGATGCCGATTTTTCTCGCCGCCCTCGGCATTCCTCCCCTCTTGATGCGTGCGCTGCCGTCGCCGCCGCGATTGACCATCGACGACCTCATCAGTATGTGGCTTGGACTGGGCGTCGTCGTCGCGCGAGAGGCGCTCAATGCTTTTCTCTTCGCGATAGAGCACAGCCCGGCCATGTACACGCTCGGCCTTTTCACTTCGATTCAAGAACGCGTGAGAGCCTTGCGCCGCCTGCTCAACATCACTCTCACGGCGCGTCCCTTCACGCCTGAAACGGCGATGAGCCTGCCTCTGGCCGGTTTCCCGGACATCTACGCGGCCTTCTTCGGAGCGGGCGCGCCGAACTTCGCCGCCGCGCTCTCCAACGCTTCCGCGCAGCTTCAATCCGACATCAACGGCCTGTTCACCTCAGGCCGCGATTTTCTTCTCGCCACGAGTCGCGCCTTTTCCAGAGCCGCCGGGCAGGCCGCGAGGCTCGGCTCGCCCGCGCAGTATGCTCTGATGACCGAACGAGCGGAGCAGCTTTCGTCTTCGGTGATGAGTCCTGTATCGGACGAGTTGCGCGCGCGCATGGCGGAGCGTTCGGACGTGCTGGCGAACAGTTTCGACAGGTTCGTCGCCGGTGGAGCATTCGATGTCATCGGCGCTGCGCTGCCGCTCTACGTCGAGCAGATGAGTCGCTACTGGACGGAGCAGACGGAAGCACAGGTCAGCCGTGTGAACCCGACTTCGCCGCACATCCTCGCGCGGCGCGCGGGTCTCAGACGTGTGCGATTCCCGCGCCTCCTGATACACGCGCCCGGACGCGCGCTCGACGCAGACCTCATCGCGCGGGTCGCCGAGCGTTTCAAGGGCGCGATTGAAAACGCCTATGTGACCGGACTGGCTCAAGCCGAGAGAACGCCGGGAGGCTAAAGATGGGTGAAGAAGAGATCATCACACAGTTAGGACTCCTGTTCACCCAGATGCGGCTGGCGCGTCGCGCGCTCGACAGCATCGAGCGCAACACGGCGAGCTATCGCGGCGTCGCCTTCGCCACCGCGCTCACAGCCGGACGACAGTTTGGTGAACCGCCGCTCCTGAACGGCGCGCTCAAAGTCTATGTCGTCAACATCAACGATCTCACGGCCAGCAGCGGCGGATTTCTGGAAGGGCTGCTGGGCGGAGTCGGGCGATTTCTCGGCGGTACAATCGGCGGACTCATCGGCGGCACAATCGGCGGCATCGCGTTGCCCTACAATCTCGCCCAGTTCGCGCGCATCACACAGTCCATCGACAGTATTCTTAACCGGCTCGGCATCGGAGGCGGCGCTTCTTCATCTTCGAGCGGTTCTTCCGGTGGTTCAAGCCTCGCCACGATGCTGCCGCGTCTGACAGCCACCATCGACGCTCTGACCAACATGTTCAGCACCGGCACCGCGCCTCCGCAGCAGACGGCGCAGGCGGGCAGCGGCATGCCCATCCTGCCCATGCTTCAGGCCGCCTCCGGGCTGGTGAACGGTCTGATTCTACTCGTGCCGATTCTCACCGGAGCGTTCGCTTCGCTGCTCCTCAGAATCGACGACATCAAGCTGGCGATCATTGACATGCTCCAGTTCGCGCTGCGCCTCGTCTTTCTCCTGCGCGGCGTCGCGCTCGTCACCATCTACGACACCATCGCCGCCGCCGCGCGTCTCGGAGCAAACATGCTCTCGATTATCGGGACGGCTATGACGGGCATTCTCGGCTCCATCTTCCGCATCATCGGCACGCTGCTGACGACCACCGTCGAGGCGCTACGCTTCGTCTCCAACGGAATCAAAAACACGATTGACGCCTTGATGGTCTGGTTGCGCGACGGCCTCGGCAACCTGCTGATCATGCTCGGAGACACGCGCGCCTTTCGTCTCATCTTTCATCTCGTAGACATTCTGCCGCTCGTGCTGCCCGCGCTGCACAGCGTCATCCGCGGCACGAGCCTGCCTCCCGCCGAAGCAACAGCCCTGACCGCCGCCGCTGCCCGACCCGTTCCGGGTCCCGGCGTCGTCGGGACGGGCGGGCCTATCGCGGCCTTCCCGAATCTCGCCGACACGCTTCTTCCGCCCTCTGAAATCACGCGTATGACAACGGTTGTCACCGGCGCGGGTGTGGCCGTGACGACGGAGATGCGCGGCATCTTCGGCACGGCGCAGGGCGCGCTCAATTCCATCGGCGCGGCCATGAACGAAGCCGTCACCACTGGCGAAACCAACTTCAACAGGGATTTGCAAGGCCACTTGAGCACCGTCACCGACCGTGCCCGTCAACTGGCCGATGCTTTGTCCACGGCGCGCGCCGAAGCTGCGCTCAGACCGCAGACCGGCCTCGATGCCATCGCGCGCGCCTACGAAGGCTGGTTGAGCGGCGGCGGCTTTACGACGCTGATGGGTCGTATCACAGACCACTTCGCGCGCACGCCGACGGTCGGGGCGGATGTCGCAACTTCGATACCGGGACAGGTGGTAACGAGCGTCGGCACGGCGGCGAGCCGCGCCCGCGCGACCGTCGAGATAGGCGAGGTCACGATTGAGATAGAGCCGCCCCCGACGCTCGATCTTCAACCGCAGCCCCGCATCTACGAAGCACAGTTTGACCTCGACACGTGGCAACAACACCAGCGCGAACTCGAGGATCGCGGAGGCATCACGCCCGCATTCGCATGAAAGGGAGGCTCAACCGATGGATCGCATGACCGGCTACATGGCGAATCTGGAAAACATTCCGCCGCTCGTTTTTCGTTTCCAATACAACCCCGAAATGCTCACGGATAAGAAGTCTTTCAAGTATGAACAGGCCAACAGCTTCGGTCAGTGGGGATTCGACCAGACCTCCGCGGCCTCCGGCGTCATCGGCTCGCTCATGGGCTTCTACAAGGACGTCAAGGAGATCGGTTCGCTGCTGACCGCCACCAAGCCGCTTGAGGCCAAGGAGGGCGAACTCAGAACCATCGGCCTTGAGTTCAAGCTCGACGGCTCGCTGCCCGGCCCGCTCGACGACGGCGACCACTACGGCGGCAGCATCCTGCCTGACCTCGCCGTGCTTCGCTCCTTCATGTATCCCTCCTGGGACCTGTTGGACATCGTCTCCTGGATTTCTAACAAGACCGTCCCCTGCTGGACGACTCCGCCCGAAGTCTCTTTCAGCTACGGCGGCATTTCGAGCGTCTGCGTAATGTCAGACCTCAACATCAAAATCACATCCTTCAAAGACAACGGCGACCCCCTGCGCGCCGACGTTGACGTGACGCTCAAGGAGCAGACCTACGCTGCCGGGCCGTTGATTGATTACGTCGTGCGGACGGTGCAGGTCGCGCGGAGTTACGGGCGCGCCGGAATCGGGACAGACTTTCTCGCGGTGACGCCCATCGTCGGCCTGTTCGTCTAGGAGAGCTTATGCCGGTTCAACCCAACTCGCGCTATCGCGGCTTATACACTTTCGAGGCGCAGGACGCCGCCGGCGTCGTTCGTCCGACCATCGCCATGAGGCTCGTCGGCGAGCCGCCGCGCGACCCCACTTCGTTCCGCCACGTCGTCACGGCGGGCGAGACGATGGAGTATCTGGCGTGGCGTTACTACAGCACGAGCGAGGCGTGGTGGCGCATCGCCGACGCCAACCCGCGCGCCTTCCCGTTTCATCTTGAGCCGGGCACGTCCATCGTTATCCCGTCGGCTGGCGATGTCGGGCGCGTCGAGCGCACGCGGAGATTTTAGAAGATGCCTGCCGAGCCTCCTTTCATCCAGGTGAAATGGCAAAAAGAACGGGACATTACGACCGCCGTGCAGTCTATCGAGATAGAAGATAACGACCGGCTGGCCGATAAGGCGACCATCGTGGTGAGCGACCCGCAGCGCGTCGGGATGAGCGTCGTAGAGCGCTGGCAGACGATCAAAATTGATTTGGGTTGGACATCCGAACACGCCGTCTTGTTTGAAGGAACTATCGCGCAGGTGAACGGGCACGATGCCGAACGCAGTTCAAGGCAGTTAACCATCGTCGCTTACGACAAGTCTTACTTGATGAACATTCAAGCCAAAACCAGAGAGCACACGGGGACGCTCAACTCCATTCTTACAGCTATCGTCGGCGAATACCCACCGCTGACCGTCGGGCAGATTGAGCCTTCGCCCGACACCGAGTTTCCTGCGACCGCTCCGCTGCGTCAGGTCAACCGCACCGACTTGCAGTTCATACAGGACATCGCTTCACACTACGGCGCGCGCGCCTTCGTCGAATACAACGAGGGCGCCTCCAAGTTCTATTTCGTGCAGGAGAGCCGCCTGCTCGAAGCCGAGAAGATGGGACACCTGAGATTCTGCTCTGGTCTCACCCAGTTAATCGAATTCGACTACCAGCGCGTCAGCTCCGGCTCGCCTCCGAGACAGGCGGCGGCCACGCACGACCCTGCGACGGGCGAAACCGTGACCAGCCCTCCGCCCGTCGAACCGCCGCCACCCGTTCCCGCCACCGACGCGACGCTCGCCGACGAGTTAGGGCGCAGGAGTACAGGCGGCGATGCGGTGCTGGCGAGCGGTATGCAGGTCGCCGGAACAGCGCCCGCGCCCGAAACGCAGGTGCGCGAAAGCTCCGTCGTCGGTCTGCCCTCGAACCCCGCGCTCCCCGCGAGCATCGCCGACCGGCGCGACCGCACGCGTATTCTCGGCCTGCGCGGTACAGGCTTGATGGTCGGCTCGAACAAGATGCGCGCGAAGGGAAAGGTGGGCATCGAGGGCATCGCGGCATGGGCGACGGGCGATTGGTACGTGACCCTCGTAAAGCACCTGTATCGCGGCGGGCCGCAGCCGAGCAACGCGAGTTACCAGACCAGATTTATCGTGACGAGGTAGATTGAATGTCGATGAATCGTGACCTTGAGCGTCACGCCGGAAAGTATTACGGCAAGTACAGCGGCGAGGTGACGGACGATGAGGATGCCGAGCAGCAGGGTCGCATCAAGGTGAAAGTGCCTTCGATGTTTGGCGCGGAGATGGAGGTCTGGGCGCGTCCTTGTTTTCCGACGGCGCATTTCTACGTGCCTCCCGTCGGCGCGCGCGTCTGGGTCGAGTTCGAGGCGGGCAACCCCGGCTACCCGCTCTACGTCGGCGTCTGGTATCCAACCGACACCGTGCCGACGGAAGCCGCCGTCACGCCGCCCGACAGTCGCATCATCAAGACGCCCTCCGGCCACGTCGTCGAACTCTTCGACAAGGAGGGCGAGGAGAAAATCATCATCCGTCATAAAGACAATTCGTTTATCGCGCTGGACAAGAACGGCAGCGTCCTCATCTCCAACAAGAACGGCTCGCACATCTTTCTCAACGCCGAGGAGGAGGAGGCCACCATCACTGAACAGCACGGGAACTTCATCAGGATGAAAGATGACGGGCTTACGCTGGTCAACGTCAATGGCGCGGTCATCGAGATGAAGGAGGACGGTATCAAGGTCATCGCCAAAGACGCCGTCACCATCAGCGCGAAAGATTTCAACGTCGAAACCTCGACCGTCAATCTCGGTCAAGGCTCGGGGATGGGCGCGGGGCCGGGTTCGCCCGGCGAGAAGGCTCTCCTGGCCGAGAGTTTTCTGGCGATGGCCTACGCCACGCACACGCACCCGACGGCGATGGGGCCGAGCGGCCCGCCGCTCCCCGTGCCGCCCGCCGTGCCGCCCTTTACGTTGCTTCTCTCGAAGTCGGTCAAGATCAAACCATGAGTAATTGCAGCTTCCCAACTCTACCGTCAATTGCGCTGCCGAGCCTGCCGCCGCTGCCCGTGCCGCCCGCGCTGCCCGACCTGTCTCTGCCGAGCCTGCCCACGCTGCCTGAACTGCCGAGCCTGCCCGCGCTCCCGACTATCGCGCTGCCTGCGTTGCCGCCTCTGCCATCTCTGCCTGCGCCCCCGGACTTGTCTCTGCCGAGTCTGCCCGCGTTGCCGGAGTTACCGAGCTTGCCGCCTCTGCCTTCGATAGCGTTGCCCGCGCTGCCGCCGCTGCCCGGCTTGCCCGCGTTGCCGGACCTTTCGTTGCCGTCGCTTCCGGCGTTGCCCGCGTGTCCTCTGGATTGAAGGTTGATGACTAAGGTTGATGACTATGGCGCTGAACAAGAACCAGTTGAAGAACGCTATCAAGACTGCTTTGGAGACCTCGAAGAACGAAGCCTGGTCTCTCGATCAGGTGGCGACGGCGTTGGCGAACGCTATTGACGCTTACGTGCGCGGCGGCGAGATAAAACAGGTGAAGGTTAATTTAGCGAACGGAGATCAGATCGGTAAACGCAACGTCGAGTGAGTGTGCAATGTTGCGTCAGCCCGGATTGTTGAAGAGGTCAAAATTTATGAACGACGATGATGTTAAAGGATTCGCTTTTCCCTTCCGCATCGACCCGGCGACGGGGCGTATCGAGATGAAGGCGGGGCGAGAGAAGATTCGACAGAACATTCGCGTCATCCTCAGCACGCGGCGCGGCGAGCGTCCGATGCTGCGCGAGTTCGGGACGCAAATTCCCGCGCTCGTCCACGACCCGAACGACGACGTGCTCAGCGACCTCGTGCAAAGGCAGGCGCGCGAGTCTCTGTTGCAATGGGAGCCGCGCGTGCTCGTCATGGGTTCGACCGTCGAGCATTTCGAGGGAGAGTTACGTCTGCGCCTGAGTTATATCCATGCCAACGAGCCGACGAAAGAAGACTTGATTATCCCGATCACCTGAGAGGCCGCTTATGTCGCTGAAGCCAGCGGTTGACTACACCAACAAAGATTATGCCTCGCTGCGTCGAGCCATGCTCGAACTCGCGCGCTATCGCCTGCCCGAATGGACTGACCAGTCGGCGAGCGATCTCGGCGTCCTGATGGTTGACCTGTTCGCCTACATGGGCGACATCATCCTCTACTATCAAGACCGCATCGCCAGCGAATCCTTCCTCCACACAGCCACCGAGCGGCGCAGCGTGCTGCACCTGCTCCGGATCATCGGCTACGAGTTGAAGCCGCCGATTGCCGCCGCCGCCGACCTGCGCCTGACCTTCAGCGCGCCGAGCGCGGGCGAGCCGACGAAAGTGACGATCCCGCGCGGCGCGCAGTTTGCCACGAAAGCCAGCAGCGGCGTCACGCCGCAAACTTTTGAATATATCCTGCCAGATCTTGAAATCGACCTCAGCACCTCGCAGGTGCAGACCGCTTCGGACGGCAAGAAAATTTACCCGAGCCTTCCTGTCAGGCACAGCCGCAGCGTGCCGCAGGAGATGCTTGGCTCCTCGACGGGCGAGCCGAACCTCAGCTTCAAACTTTCGCAAAGCCCGCTCCTGCTCGATTCGCTCGAAGTGGAAGTCAACGAAGGCGCGGTCTGGGTTCCTTGGACGCGGCGCAACAACCTGCTCTATCACACGACGAGCGACGGGCGCATCACGCTCTCAACCTCGGAGTCGCGCGAGTATTACGTTCAGTTCGACGAGAACGATGTGGCTTGGGTGGTCTGCGGCGACGGCCTCTACGGTCTCATTCCGCCCGTCGGCCTCAACAACATTCGCGCGCGGTACCGCGTCGGCGGCGGCTCCGCCGGAAACGTCCCCGCCGCATCTATCGTCGAAGCGAAGACGGCGATTCGACTCTTCAAATCCGTTACCAACCCGTCTCCCGCCGCCGGAGGCGCGGACCGAGAGACTCTTGAACACGCCGTCAGGTTCGGGCCTCTGGCGTTTCGTTCAGGCCAGCGCGCCGTCACCTTGAGCGATTTCGTCGCGCTCGCGCATCAGGCGGGAGGCGTCGCCAAAGTGCGCGCACGCAGTCAGGGCTGGAATCAGATAGACCTCTTCATCGCGCCCGAAGGCGACACCTGCCGCGCCGCGCCCGAAGACCTCAAGCGGCGGCTCGTCGCTTTCTTTGAAGACAAACGAATGGTCGGGACGTTCATCCACATTCAAGACCCGACCTGCGTGCTCGTCGACATCAACATCAGCGTCGTGGTCGAACACAACTACAGTCCCGAATCCGTGCTCCACGAGGTCGAACTCAGCGTGCGACAGTTGCACGCTTTCAAGAATGTGGATTTCGGGCGGCCTCTCTACCTAAGCAAAGTTTACGAAGCGGTGGAAGCGATAGCGGGCGTCTACGCCGCGACCGTGCTGCGCTATCGACGCAAAGGCACGACCGCCGAGATTCCCGTGACCGGCCGCATCGACATCGGCGAGTATGAGCTACCGACGATAGGCGCGCTGACCGTCACGACGCAAGAGGTACTGCGATGAAGCTCGCAAACTTTGCGGCCGATGCAGACCTCGTCGGCCGTCGCATTCGCGTCAGTTGGGATTTCATCCTCGAAGGCGCGGAGACTCTCGCCTCCATCCCGCGCGTCACGCTGCGGCGCAAGTCGCGCGACTTTGAATTTCCCCCCAGCCCCGCCGCTGGCGTCGATCCTTTTCTCGTCTACGACAGCAATGCGTTTCCCCCGGTGGGTACAACTGCCGTCGACCTTCCCGGCTGGGAAACACGCGCGGGCGAGTTTCGCATCGTCTATGCCGTCGAGACCGTGTCGCGCATCGTCAACGGTCAGGCCATCGAAACGCTTCGCCGGACGACCGCGACGACGCTCGACGATACCGGCACACCCTTGAAGCGTCACGTGGAGATTCTCGATAGCGGCAGCTTCGAAGAAGGGCTGGACCCCAACGCCGCGAGAGGACTCGTTCCCGGCAAAACTTATTACTACCAGATTTTCAGCCAACTGATCGCGGGCGAGACGGACAAACGCGGCCATCGTGGGGTAGCCACCGCCGCGCAGACGCACGGCATGGGGCGCGCGCTCTACGAATCTCTCCCCAACATTTATCGCCGCCACGACGTACAGACGCGCCCGCCCACACCCGGAGCCGAAAGCGTTCCCGAAGCGACTCCGAATGCGGGACAGTTGCGTCGCTTCATGGACATCTTCGGCGTCGGGCTTGACTACATGCGCAGCGGAGCCGACGGCCTGCTTGACATCCACGA